CTTACTTCTTCAATTGTCCCGTCAAAACACTCGCAGTAATGACGGGACTACCGCACTACTTTTTCTTAGCAGTTTTAGCTGCAGCTTTAAATTGTGCAGCAGTAGGAGCACCAGCAGAGCCAGGCTTTCTCATCTTCTCTCCACTGCCTTGCTGAATCCGAAGACGCTTGGCGTGGATGTTTGCGTAGAGACCTTGTTTAGCCATTACTTTTTCTTTTTAGATTTACCAGCTTGACTGTAGGCAATGGCTGCTGCCTGCTTAGAAGGGTAACCTTCAATAGTCAGCTTCTTGATGTTAGCAGAAATAGTTTCTTGAGACTTACCCTTCTTTAGAGGCATTACCAGATACCAGGAATAATTTGACCAGTCAGTGCGTAAGCACCCAAAGCAGCCATGACGCCAAGCATAGCCAAGCGACCATTGAGCTGTTCAGCTCGTTCATTGTGGGGAACACCGTACGGATGATCTGTCATAATAAGGGGTGGCTCTTTAGCCCAGATGTTAGTGTCGTTCATTAGAATTCTACGTCAGAGTTCGCAAGTTTATTGAGTACGTCCCGGCGATAAGCAGGGTCGCTATCATAACGAGGATCTGACATTGCTTGTACCAGTTCAGCTTGGCTACGGAAACTGTTGTCCTCAGACTTGGCTGACTTACCGGACAGCAGCTGACCATCAGTGCCAACTGCATCAGTGTATTTACTATTCAAAGCTTGTACCGCGAAGAAGATTGCATTGGGATCACCTTTACCCATCACAGAGTCATACATTTGGATCTCTTGTTGAGAGAGATTCTGACCTGCCCATGTGATCATGGACTTGTAAGCTTTCTCTCCACCGACCATTTTAAACAACTCTTGTGCTTGAGCTTCAGTAAGGCGCTCACCTTGATCCTCTTCGTCAGACGATTCTTCTACTTCTTCGGGGGCTTCGGCTTCTTCGTTCCCTTCTTCGTTCCGTACATCTTCGCGTGGTTCTCCAAGTTTCTTTTGTAGTTCAAGATACGCTTGCTCAAGTGCTTGCGGATCTTTAAATTTACCAGCCAGTAAAGGACTGTCGCCGCTTTCCAAGCTTTCTGCAATTGCCAAGGATTCTTGCTCAGCAGCAGTCAAGCCAGCTTCATTAACTTCTGGAGCGGCGTCGCTCATTGTAAGTGTTTCGCTCATTCAATTGGTGGAGGTGGTAGTGGAGGTTGTGCATCCTGCTGCATCATATCAACAGCAGCTTGCTCACGTTTTTGATCAACAGAAGCCAGTTGACCGGCTTGTTGAGTAAGAGCCATCTGCTGTTCTTGCTGCATAGCAGCTTGCTGTTCTTGCTGGATCTCTTGCATGGACTTAACCAAGTTCAACACATCAATACCAGATGCGGCTGCCAAACGTTTGACAACTTCCTCAGGATTAATGTATTGGGCAAGAGCCTGTGGACCCATGGTTTGAGAAATAAGAGTCAGGAACTGACCAAGACTTTCACGATCTTGTCCACGTCCCAAAGCATTGATACCAGCAACAATAGTAGGTTTAACAATGCCACCCTTAGGTAGGCGAGGAATCTCACCAGTCTTCTGGGCAACGTTCAGTTTACGGTTGAGATAAGGTACAAGAAACTCAACAGTCAGCAGGGAGAATAGTCCCCCGAGTTGCTGTTCAAGTTCAAGTTGAGTCATCCTAACTTCTTCAGCTGTAGTGCGTTCCGAGTTTCTAACATTAAGAACAAGGAATGCCTCACTGAGTCGTTGGGACAAACTTCCTACCATCTGATAGGCAGTCTGGAAGTCAGCTGTCTTACCTACCTGCACAACACCGATGTCATCGGGGCGACCCTGGATGATAGCGCCGTTACCTGCCTTAGCAAGCGTGGCTGGCTTGGTGGTGCTGGAGGGACTGACAGTAAAGACTACTTTAGCAGCTGCAGCACTCCCTTCGACGAGAGCTTGTGACAGTGCTTCAAGTGACTTAAGGTCACCGATGAATTCCTCAACCCTACCACGCCCGTAGACTTCACCATCGACGTGGTTGAAGCGTAGGACTAGCCAGGGGTTAGCATCCAGAGGAGCTTTACCCATAGAGTTAGGTAAAATTTTATCCTCTACTTCTTGATGCCAGATCCATCGGTTGTTATCTAATGTGACGTGAGTATAAATATCACATTCATCATCTCTATAATTTGAACTTTCAGAAACTGATTCTGTGCTAGGTGACTTGTACTCTGGATAAAATTTTTTCAGTAATTTTTTCGAGATTGTTTCTTTAGTTACAATTTCTATAACATTACCGTTACCATCTCTATCTACAGCATATCGGTTCAAAGGATAGAGTTTGAGCCCATCCTTACCCATAAAGATAAGAGCATTACCAGCGACAACAAGATGCTTCAATGCTTGATGAACAATAACACGATCACTGGAAGCTGCAATAGATTCCATGATAGTGCGTTCAATCTTAGCAAACGACAAGTCAAGTTCAGATCGGATCTCAGGTCCGAGTTCCTCAGGCATGTTAATATCATTAACCTGTAGCTTAAAGAAACTGGTTTGAGGAGGTAGAAGAGCTAGCATCAATTTAGATGCCAGTGTAACTACACCCTTTGCACCAACGCTTTGCCAAGGTGTTTTGAGTTTAAGGGAACCTTTGGTATAAGTCTCATCCTCTCGGATAAGGTACGGAAGAGTTAGATCTGCTGCTTGTCTAGCAGTGTTGAGAAACTGTGAACGGTCCGAAGACAATCTGTCATAACGTGATTTAGCAGACATTAGACGTTCAGGACACTAGAGGTTGGTACGTTCAAGGTACCAAGAGATTGGATTGAAGGCATTTCAGTTGGCTGACGGCGGCGTTTAAATGCCTGAGTACCGGCAGTTTGAGGAGTTGTAGAAGAAGGTTGGATCTGTAAGCTAGCAGTTTGTTTACCACGAGCCATGTTTGCCGCTTCAATAAGAGGTGCTTGTTGTTGAATCTTCATTTGCTCAATCTGAGCTTGTGCTGCCTTCAAAGCTGCCTCAGATTCTTGACGATATTTTTCAGAAGCTGCACTAAGTTCTACAAGCTGCTGCTGTTGAGGGGAAGCACCACCACCTCCTCCACCTCCTCCGCCAGAGGGTGCAGGAGCAGGAGCAGATACCTTCTCCCAAATAGCATAACCATCTGGAGTAAATCCGGTCAGTTGATGAGCACTGCTAGGAGCAGAGGTAGTACCAATAACTTTATCCATGCTTTGTGCCTGACCAGCACGTTCTTGATAGTAACGTACATCAGTCATGGCGCCACCTGTAACGGGTGCTACACGTGCAAATGATTGCCCGCCGTACATCGGGGCAGGTCTAAATGGACTTCCCATCAGTTCTCCTCCATATAATTAATGACCCACTCAACGACACTACGCTGACCAGATCGGTACATAATTTTTTCCATTGTATCTTCAGGTGTAGGGTTGGTGGGCGGAAACGTTTCCTCTAGTTTAGCAAGCATGGCTGTTGCAGTCATGCCTTTAAGATCTAGAAGGTCAAGCGTATTGAGGGAGGTTTTGGTTTGCATGTTCGAAGAAAGCAGGCATTCTGGCTCTCTTGGTTTCGACAAGTTCAGGTGCTCGCCCCTCGTACATCAGTCGATCACTAGAATCTAGCCAAAATTTTTTGTTCAAATATTTATTGGGGTTCGATGCAGACAAAGGTTGCATCACCCAATTTATAGTGGCTTTACGGAGCCGATCCAAAGAAGGACTCCAATCGAGATTAAGCTCACGACAAACCAAGCTATTTGTGGCAACGTGCACTTGTTCATCACGAGAAATGTCAGCACTTACTGTTCGCAGTCCAGCATCACCATTGAAACGGAAAAAAGGAAGCAAGACGAAAAAAACTGCACGCTCGGCAACCAACGCTTTGAGGATCGTGTGATCAGGATGTGCAATCCATGCATCACGTAGCCGCTTCGCTTCCTCCTCAGCTGTCTCATCAACGCCAATAGCGTTGGCGATGTAACCCAGAGCAAGGTCGTGATTTTCCTCATCCTTAATGTTGGATAGGAGTAGATTACGCGATGTTTGTGGAACTTCATTTTTCAACGCATCGTGGATGAAGTCTCCTACCGGAAGCTCCATATGTCGGATTGCCAAAGCACGGTAGATAGTTTCTTCCGCACCTTCCGCCAGCTTACCAGCAGTAGTTTGGACAGGTGTCCAGGTTCTTTTTCTTTCAAGGAGTTTTTGATAAGGGTTCATTCGCCGCAATTACAATCAGGAGCAGGGTCGTTTAGAAGTGACTCCAGGTAATCATCGACCTCTGACTCATCCAATGCAGCGTATGCACTGGTCTTGTCTTGAGTGTCACCCATTACCTGAAGCGAATAATAAAGGGAGGTTTGCGGTGAAGCAAGCCACTCTTCGATAAACGCTTCATCATAGGTGATCACATCCGACCAACTATTGAAGCTGTAACCATGAAGAAGTCCCGTAGCATCTAGCATCCTCATGATGCCGTCAGCAACTTTCTGGTATGCATCCCAGCCAACTTCCGATGCGATCTCAACGTCGCCATACTCGTAGCTCTGGACGCCAAACGTACCGCTATCACGGTCCACTTGACGGGCAATGGGAGGTGCAATTTCCGGGGTGGCAGTATAACCATCCGGGTCTTTGTATCGGTAGCTGCACGAGGCAGTGGGGGCAATAGCAAAGGCACGGTCCATGTTATTGGCACGTGCAATCTGTGCTGCTTGTTTGATACCACTCTGGAAATTCAGAGCAAGGGTGATAGCGGGGGTGTATTCTCCAATCTGTTTGCCACTGGTGACAAGCTCAAGGGCATCGCCAAAGTCCTTATAGGTTACTTTGTACCTACGGAGGAGGTTGGCAAGTCCGAGCATTCCCAGTCCGACTTGTCGGTCCACATCGGGTGACAGGTACTCGCCAGACTGTCCAACGCCTGTTTGGCTATGGAGGTTGCACAACTCGGACATACCTGCAACAAAAGCTTGTGGGATGTCTTCGTAGTTACAGGCAGCGAGATTGACATGCTGCAGCAGGCAAGTTCCTCGTGACGGCAGGTAAACCTCAAGGCAGACGTTGCCACGGATTCGCTTTCCATATGCATCAATTTTAGTTTTGTTTAGCCAAATGTCACCTTGGCGGATACCTTGCAGCAGAGCAGCGCGGACATTAGGTGTAGCTTCTTCCCACCAATAGTCGTTGATGTTGACACAACGCTTGACCCAAGGTAGTTCAGCACGTGATGCTTGGATAAACTCAAGGATGTCTTTGTGGTTAAGATCAAGGTGCAGGACTACAGCACCGTTCTTATAATGACCGCCCCGACGAAGAATCTCATTCAACGTTGAGTAGATTTTTCCGAAGCTAACAGGGCCAGAAGCAGTAAGACCCTTTCCGTTTTCACTTCCTTTGGGGCGGAGCTTAGATAGATGTACCGCAACTCCTGCTCCAAAGCGGAGAGCGTGGGAGACGAATCTCCAACTGGCTTCGATTCCATTAGGACCTTCCATAGAGTCCTCAACGACGAAGACGGTGCAACTAACAGGCAACCGACTGGTGGGATCGTCAATCCAGGATTGTACACGCCCAGTACGGGCAACAAGTTCTTTGGTGGGGGCAGACATTATTAGACGAGATCAGTAAGGGTAGGGGGTTGATAGTTTGGTCCTTTCAGAACCTTGCCATCTTCGCGCCGAATCGGTTTGCCATCAGCGCCAAGCTTGGTCATATTACTGAGGTGTACTCGGTAAAGGGCTTCATCAAGATCCCATCCCAAATTCTCAGCGTATTGGTAGCAGACATAAACAAGGTCTGCAAGCTCTTTCAAACAGTCAGCTGCATTGATAGTGAAGTCACGGAGCAGTTGGTTTTCAGCGTCAAGAAACTCTTTGAATTCCTCAACGATCAAAGTCCTCTGACCAGTCCGTGAAACTGGACTCGTACTGTTGCTGACCTGGAAACTTTTCCGGAATTCCTTTGCTTGGTCGCTGATAAAGGATTTCGTTTTCGAGCTCATTTTGTAAATAGTGGATTGCTTTACGAAGATCGGAAATGCGGGACTCTTTATATCCCGCCCGACAAATATATTTAATTGCGTTGCCCAGGTGGAAGCTCAGTCCTTGGTCTCGGATGAAATCCCAAACTTGGATAGAACCTCGTCGATAGTATCCGGGTCCAGTTGAGTTGGTCTCGGCCATTGTTTCAGTAGGTTGTTTAGCGAATTACCAAGGATAAAGCATTGCTTTTGTAGTGCAAGGAAGACAGTAATGATGTCCTCCTTCGGTGAATCAGGGTGTCTAAGTGCATCTTCAATCTGACGCATCTTAAACTGCTGCTCCATTGTCAGCTCAACTATTGGTGGTGGGGGTCCATAGTTTGACGCATTGGTTGATGAAGTCATAATCGGTACATTGAAGGATCTTTGCAAGCTGCGCATTTCGGAGAGCAGTAGATTCGTCAAGTCCTTTTGACTCAAATGCTTCAACGATCGATTCCCACGTGTAGCCGTTCTCTTCAAAGAAGGCTTCTGCACGTTTGATTCCGAACCCAGGGACTCCGCTATACCCATCAGTTTGGTCCCCAGCCAGCGTTTGAATGAAGTGCCAACGCTCACCTTCTTCTTTGGTGATGGTGACGACACCATTAGATAAATCATAGAGGTCTCCAGGTATTTGTCTCATGTCTTTATCAGGGCTACAAATAATGTGTCCCTCTTCTTTTGTAGCGTAGATGCCCATTGCATCATCCGCTTCAAGCTCAGGCATTACAACAACGTGGTATTCCTCTTTGAGCTTGTTGATGACCCGGCGGTATCCGCACGGTTTCTTGCGGTTACGGTGTCCTTTATAGCTTGGGTCAATACGTTTACGAAAGTTGACGCTATCAGTGAAAAACAGAATAAGGTCATCAAAACATCCAAGGTCAGAAGCGATCCTATAGAGTTCCCGTTCGACCATGTTGTAGGCTTCAGAGAATCTGGATGTGACAACGATAACGTCGTCTCCCCAATCGATCTCTGTTTCGTTTGCAGCACAGGCTTTGTAGACAAGGAAGTCGCAGTCAATTAATGCACTCACTTACCCTGCCCCCGCTTGAGCTTACGCCCATGCGAAGGAAGAGAGCGGGTGCCTTGACCTTGACGGGTGTGTTTAAACTTGGCACGAGATTTGAATTGAACTCGTCCAAGTGCGGTTTTAGATTTTACTGCCATTTATTTGTTGTAGATTAATTAGTGAAGGTGACTACTGCGCCAAGGGTCGTGCCGGAATCGAACCGACTTTCTAGGTGCGTTGTCCGCCTGTCCTTACCAATGGACTACCGACCCATGACAATTTAGTGGAAGCGACTACTCGTTGTCGGGAAGTTGTTCAAGGGCGCGGCGGATGATGTCTGCAGCCTCTTTTTTGAGGTAGCCCCTGTCGAAACTGATGTACAGCTCATCAAGCGCTTCTTGTTTACTCGGAGGCTTGGGGCGGCGGGCGGACTGCAGAAAATCGCGAGCGTTGCTATCTGACAATTCCAAAAGATTGCAGCACGCCTCCAGCTCTTGATCAGCACCCCATTGAGCAGCGCGTTCTACCAACTGAAGGGTAATTGGGTGAAGTCTGATGACAGGATCACCGTAGATCTCGGCAACCCATTGAGCCGCTAACTCAGATGGTGGAGTGATGGGGCGTTCTTGTGTCATGGGTGATTAGTGGTAATGACTAGTGTACTTCACTCCAGTTGTTGCCGACTTTTGCTTCGGCTTCGATTTTGATTCTAAGGTTGTAGTACTGTCCAGCTTCCTCAGCTGAGCGTACCAGGGATGCTCGTAGTTGATCCACGTGTCCGGGATCACATTCAAACTGGAGTTCGTCATGTACAAATGCTAGTTGTGAGCAGCATAGCTCACGTGTGTTGTCGTGGTTGATAAGCATCCATCGCTTGGCAATTACGCCAGCGGATCCTTGTAGGAGATAGTTGAGGGCTTTGTGGCTACCATCAACAGAGCAGCGGCGAGAGTCACACAAATTGATGTAACCAGATTCCGCCTTGGACTTAACCGCAGAAACCAGTTTCTCAAGTCCAGGAACTGCATCCATGTAAGCCTGACGTATCTCCTTGCCCTTTCTCTTT